TCTCGACCGCAGTCGTGCACTGGTACAGCTTGCCGTCCGGGCCGATTACCACCTCACCGATGGCGTAGGTCGAGGACGCGCTGAACGCCTCCGCGATGTTGGAGGACTGCTGGCCCACTTTTTCTGCCACGCCTCCGGACGTGACCGGGTTGAGCGAGCCCGGTGTCGGGGTCTCGTCGAAGTGCAATTCCTGCAGAACTTGCGGGACCTTGCCGTTCATTGTCCTTGTGTATGCCATAGTCTTACCTCTTGAGCCTCTCGGCTCGGTTGATTGTTAATTCCTAATACTCTACCATCCTGGAACGGTTCGCTTCCTTGATGTACTCGAAGTGATACCACCTCTCTCCGTCGGTAGAGATGAAGTCGATTTCCAGCCTTACCATGTTTCCAAAATCCGTAACAACGAGGGCTGTTTCAGTCGCACTTAAAGTCTTCGTTCCGTGCCAACAACCAACGGTGTTGCCGAAGTACGTGACGGCTATCTTGAATTCCTTGGGGTCGTCAGTCCCTAACCTCCGCCACGTAGCCAGCACGTTGTATACGGAGGAGCCTGGGTCGACAACCTCGAAATACACGGAAATACTATGGGTCTGTCCAGCCATAGGATACAAGTAGTCTTCTCCGACAAGGTACATCCCGGCAGTGGTGGTGTCTATCGTCGGGGTCATGAATCCCATCGAGCAGAGCCGAGCAAGGTACAAGATATTTCCTGACGGTCCTCCGCTGAACACGCTCATAGAACGGTTCGTGTTGATATACGAAAAGTGTTGCCCCGAGTCGGATACCTGAATGGGCCACGCCACGGCGCCGCCTCCATCTTCGTAGACGATGACAGGTAGGTCGCCACGCTTCACGGCGTTGTTTCCATCCGTCTGCGGGGTGTCCAGCAGCTCGAACTTCGCGACGCTGAACGTGGAGTAGTCTACGTAGGAGTCGTAAGACGAAACGACGTATTTATTGATCGGGGCGACGTTCTCGTTCTTCCCGAATAAGTTTTCAATAATAATCCCGAGATAGAGCAACCACGGGGCGATTATGGCCTTCGTGGAATTCAAGCTATCGTTCTTGTGGATGCTGCCGTAGTTGTTGAGCACAGATACGTTGACCGCATTAGCGTAGAACGTCGAAGGATCGGGAACTTTCGCGTACAGCGTTATCTTGTCAATTGCGCCACCGTTGCCGTTGTTGCGGCTCACCCTCATGAGCTCGACGAGGCGCGTGTTCCCGCGGCCCTTGTACTCCGCCCAGCCTGCGTCCACTATCCACTTGCCATTCGACGGCTCCGCGTGGACGTTGATGTTGAATCGGCCATGTTCCACGATTTCGCTGTCTGCGCTGCCCGTGTTGTAGACCGTAACCTCGAGCGAGAGCGAAATGTTCGTAAAACAGTTGGAATATCTGTCGTTGATTCCAAGAGCAGCAATATCGAGGCTCCCGATATTGGCCCACAAGTTGTCCTGGTCTACCGACGTGTCGTCAACGAACGAACCAGGCCCGCCCACGTACTTCTGCGCCTTGATGTTGTCGCGGCCCTGCTTCAGCTTCTCGTCGTTGAATTCCTGCGCAGCGTCTACGCGGACGTAATTGTTCAGGACCTGATCTATCCCGAGGTTCTCGCGGCCCTTCGCCTTTTCTGCGTCCGTGAACGTCTGCGACGCATCTACGCGGACAAATTTTTCTAGGATGGTGTCGATGCTGCCGGGGGTCGAGCTCGGCGTCATGTCGGTAATAGTGAACAGCGTGTTCCCGGACGGGTCCTTCACCTTCATCCAGTACGTCTTGTCGTCCTTTACAAAAAGTCCGTCCACGCGCCCGTCCGAGTCGATGGGCACTGGCTGCTGCATGGCATGCAATTCGTCGTTGTAAACTTCTGCCAGGTCGTCCGTCCCGTCGAGATACACGGTGACGGAGCCGCCCACGAGGAGGGCCCCGGACCTGTCCTGGAACTGTTGTGTCGGGTCGAAAAGTCTCAGCATCTATCTTTCTCCACAATCAAACTACACGGGGCGCTAGTACTCTGGCCACATCAGGCGACCGCTGCTCGTGCTACCCATGGCAGACCCTATCGTAAATCCGGATTTTACGATGAACATGTTGTTGAGGTCCTCGTCCCACATGTCGCCCGGCGCTGTCTGCCCCGCTGCGATTCCGCCGAGCACCTTGAAGTTGCTGGCGCTGCCGAGAGACGGGAATCCGGCGATCCACTCTCCCATCCGGATCATCCCGGACGAGTCCTTCATGTAGTCCACGGCGCCGTCCGTGTAGTGGAGGTACGGGCAGAACAGGTACTCGGGTACCGTCCGCAGGTAGAACGGGTACGAGTCCGGACCGGTAACGGATGCGCCCCATACTCCAGCGCCGTTCGTCACGGCCGCAGGTTTCCAGTCGGGGCAGTTCCCGATGTTGTCCTCGTACGTCCACGTTCCCGCGTCGTCGGCGATGAACTGCGTAAAGCTGAAAGGGTGCCAGCGGAGCATCTTCAGCGGGTGCTCGTCGGAACCCAGGAAGATGTTCCTCGTGATGTTCACGACTCCCGCCTTGACCTTCCCGGCGATTTCCGTGTGCGGGGACTGCGCCGTACCGTACATCGTGAACCAGAACCTGCTGGACTCCGTGAAGGTGTTGTCGACCAGGGAGAGCTCGTAGACGTAGTCGCTCCCGGAAACGTACGGGAGCAGGTCCACCTTGGCGCCCCCGAAACAGGAGCGCATCGAGAGCCTGTTCAGGCGCCACTGCCACTGCTGCGTGATGCTCACGCCATTGAGCGACACGAGCTGCCCCTTGGCGTAGGTGTCGGCGTTCGCGTCGCTCATCCATATCTTGCCCTGGATTTTACCGCCGTTCCACGTGATGGCGCAGACAGCCGGGTCTATCCCGGTGTTACCTTCGATAATCAGCGCGCTGTCGTTGCCTCCGAGGTACGCCATGCCGTCCCAGCTCTTCAGGACGATTTCCGATTTGTTCACGAACAGCGCCGTGCTGGACGAGGAGTTCACGTAGATGTCCGCCTTCACGTTCTCGAGCGTGCAGCTCGCCCCGGATACGTTGACCGAGGACGTGCTCACGTTCTTGAGCGTCAGGAACCCCGCCATGTCGATGCTCCTCGACATCGCCCTGTTCTCGAAGTCCAGCGTGTCGGTGGTGATGGACGGGGCCCTCTCCCTGCGTTCCTTCATGACTTCGTACCAGCGCCGGGCGGATTCGAACTTCTGCAGCTCCGGCTGCATGGAGAACTGGACGTGGTGTCCAGCACTGATGAGGCCGGGGTCCCAGGCGGAAGACGCACCCGTGAAGATGCCGTCGCCGTACCCGGTGCCGGTGAGCACCACGAAATCGGACGCCATCCTGAATGGTTGACCCTGCACCACCACGTTGTCGAGCGTAATGGACGCCCCGCCGGAGTAGACCGTCGCAATCTGGCCGAGTGCCACGAGTACGCGATTCTGTAGTGTGACGTTTGCGTTGAGTTCGAAGTCCGCCATGTAGTTCGTGGCGTCTATCACCATCGTCCTGGCCCCGCATCTCCAGAATCCGCCAGCGGTCCTGAACCACGAGGAATGCGCCACGGCGTCCGCCGCAGTGAACGTGAAGTCCGCCACGTAGCTGTCGCGCGTACCGATGACCTGTACCTTCGGGCATGCGAACCCTCCGGCCGTAAACTTTGCGCCCGGGTCGAACAGGATCTCTTTGGTCGTGCTCCAGGTGTTTGCGCTCGTGTACGTTCCTCTCGTAAAACGGACGCGCGGCGCAGTTGCCATCTGGAACGAGCCGACCACGGCCGGGTAGCTCAAGAGCAGCGATACGTTCGCCTCCGTCCCGGGCTTCACGCCGTAGACGCCGCACGGGAGCACCTCATCGTCCCACATCAATATCCACTTTCCGGTGTCGCTCACGTCGGAGCCGATGACGTATCCGCCGTCCTCCTGGTTCTCGCTTTCGGAGTCCCAGACGTAGGTGCGCGGCGGGCAGTCACCCTCCTCGGCGTACCACTTGACCGTGACCATGCCGAGTTCCGGATTCACCTCGCGCAGCTCTTCCACCGTGTTCACGGTATTCCTGGAATAGCTCGCGATGTCGAAATCCATCCCGACCTCGTAATCTCCGACCGGCTCGAAGTCCGTGTCCGGGGACGCCACGGAGAGCATCCCATCGGCCCCGATGTACTTCTCGATGACCACGTCGAAGACGCCGAGCGCCGTGAAGATGGTCGAATCGGTAAGCCCCGCGTGCAGGAGCTGCGGGTTCTCTGCCTGGACGTATTCTCCCCCCTCGAGGGTATAAAGGTGCGCGTATTCGTCGGAATCGTGCAGGAAGACCTTCATGCGGCCTTCGACCGGGAGCCCCGTTTCCGGGACGATGTACGGAGAATTAGGAAGCGCCAGCCGAATCATCTCTGCCTCCGAAGATCCTGTCTGCCAGGTTCATGTCCATTTCCATCTGCCTGTTTTCCAGGTCCATCTGCTGCGCAGCGGCCTGGTGCTCGAGCTTCATGCGTCCGCTCTGCGCCTCGATGGCCGCCTTCTTTGCAGCGGCTTCGAGCTTGATGCGCTCGCGCTCCGCCTCGATGGCCGCCTTGTCGGCGTCGCCTCCGGACGCCAGCTGCGCCTTGAGGATTTCGTCCTCCATTCCGTACTGGTGGTCGAGCTGCATCTTGCGGAGCTCGAATAGCTGGTTCTTGTCCTGGCTCCTGTCGGAGCGCTGGAAGTCATCGACCTGTGCTGTCAGGCGCATGATTTCCTCGTCCTTCTGCTCGATGGCCTTCTTCATCTCGCCGATGACCTGTTCCATCTCCTGTTCCATCTGCGTCGGTTCCGGCACGCTGTTCAGGTCGACGTAGAGCTGTGCCAGGATTTCGTTGTCCGGGTGCGTCTTCAGGATGGCGTTCACGATGGAGCGCTTCTGGTTAGGCTCGACCACGTTCATGAGCGCCGAGAGCTCCGCCCTGGCGATCTGGTTCTGCATGTAGGCGTCGGGTCCCTGCGCCACGTCGATTTTCTTACCGGGGTAGCCCATGAGCACCATCACCGTGTCGCCGAGCGCCTTGAAGCTCGTGCGCAGGTGGCTGTAGAAGTGCTTGATGTTGTTCTGGAATACCTGGCTCGTGTACATCACGGCCGTGGCCGTGATTTCGCTCTCGTTGTCGGCGAGGCCCTTGGAGTCCACGCCGGTGATGCTGGAGAGCATGTTCATGGTGCCGTCTATGATTCCCTGCAGGTCCGTGAACTGGATGTTCGGCGTGAACACCTCGGGAATCTTCAGTTCCGTCTTGTTGTCGTTCGCGAGACGCTGGGAAGGCAGGATCGGGTTCACTCCGGAGCCAGCCTGCTTGTAGTACTTGTCGTAGTCCTTGAAGCATTCCATGTAGCCGCGGAACATCGGCTTCGGGGACAGCGCGAGGCGGTCCATGAGCTGCACCATCGCGTAGTTCACGATGCGCTGCACCGTCTTTCCCTTGGCAATCAGGCCACGGTAGATTTGCTTGTCGTCGTCCGTCCAGGTACGCTCGCCGAATACCGGGAAGATGGGGATGCGGTGGATCGGGAGCGCCTTGTCCGGGATGGCTTTACCTTCCTCGTCGGTGTTCACCACCTCGATGTCGTTCACGAACGTGGCCGTGTGGCACCCGTCGGTGTCCAGGTAGTAGTAGGTGACGATGGGAATCAGTAAACCGTTGTTGAAGGCGCCCGTGAATACCGGCTGCGCCTTCTTGTCCGGGACGTACTGTTCGCCCATGTGCACTCTAATCCATTCCTTGGAGCGGTAGTCGATGAGGGCGCCTTCCATGGCGTCGGAGCCGTCCAGCTCGTTGCTGTCCGGGTCGAGCATCACACGTTCCGGGTCCGTCACGGCGTAAATGACAGGCACGTTGCGGCCGTCGGAGGTCTCGTCCGTGCCGAGCGCCAGTACGCCGAGCCCGAAGGACACCACGTCGAGGAGCGCCTCCTCGGTGGCGAACCTGTTGGAATCCTCGCTGAAGAAGTCGTCGATTTCCTTGTCGATGTCCGGGTCGCCTGTGTACCAGGTGTACGGGAATGTCGAGTACTTGTTCGCGACGCTGTGCACCTGGTTCGCCAGGACGTTGACCGTGACGCGGTTGCGTGCCTTCGATATGAAGGTGTCGTCCGCCTTCGTCCACTGCCCTTCCCCGCTCATGAAGGAGCGGTCCTCCCGGATGCGGTCGTACATCTCGGAGTACGCGTCGCGGGAGCGCTGGGCGAATTTCTTGAATTTCTGGAGTAGATTCTCTGCCATATGTCCTTCCACAATTAAACTACACGGCGGTTTATTTCACGTCGAAGGTCGGACGGGCCGCGGCCGTACCTCGGAGCAGGTCGTTTCCTTCCTTCAGGAGCCAAATCTTGAACGCGTCGCGCTTGGCCGGGTCCGGGTGGCCAGTCACCACGATGCCGGGGTTCTTGCGGATGTCCTCGATGAACATCTCGGACTCCGTGGAGAGCGGCCCCCTGCTCCCTCCGAGAATCTCGGAAGCAGCGAAGGATGCCTTCTTGTCCTTCCTCGCCTTGTCCTGTTCCTTGCGCAGGTCCTTCGGATCGACCCCGAACCTGGAGATGGCCCTCTGGGCTGCAGCGTCGTTTCCGGCCTCGTTCGTGATGTAGGACTTCAGGACGTCCACGTAGGTGTTCGGGTCCTTGGCGTAGTCCTTCAGGCCGCGCTTCTCCATCATGGCGATCAGTTCCGGATTCTTGACCATGGCGCGCTTCGCGTAGTCGGGAGCGCCATCCAAAAAGCTGGCGTCGATAATGTCGGCTACGCTGCGCTTCGTCTCCGGCATGGCCTTCGCCATGTCGCGCTGGATGTTCAGCCCTTCAGTGAATTCGTCCACCGCGGCCTTGTTCTTGGAGAGCTTGCCCACGTTGACGATGTCGGATGCCGCCTGGAGTTCTTCCGGGGTCATGCGGTCGGGTTTCACTCCGCGCATCACCTTGTCGATGTACTGCGCGTCCGTTTCTTTCTGGTGCAGCTTGATTTTTGCCTTCGCCTCGTTGACGAGGTTCAGCCCCTTCTGCTTCGGGGACGTGTTGTTCTCGAGGAAGTCAACGACCTGGCGCGGGAGCCTGGAACGCACGCTCCCGAGGTTCAGGAACGCGCCGATGCTGGGCGCGAGCACCTTGTTCACGCCGAGGTTCGTGGCCGTTCCGAGCCCTGCGTCGATGGCGGCGTCCTCCAGCCCCGCGTAGTCCTTCGTTCCGAGGCCGTAGTCCAGCGCCGTGATGGCGGACGGGGCTATTGCCGCGGCGCCTACCGTCCCGGCGACCTTCCCTGCAGTGCTGCCGAGCAGCCCGCGGGAAATGGCGGCCTCCGCCCCTCCCATCGGGATGGCGTAGGCTGCGTTCTGCGCCACGTCCATGATGGTCTCCGCCGCAGTCGGGTCTCTCCCTTCCTTGAACGCATTCATGCGCCTGGGAGTGAAAAGGTCGGCAATCTTGCCCGCCGCGAAGTCGAGCGGGCGCACGATGTTTCCGTCCTCGTCCTTGCCGTGCAGGGCGTTGTCCCTCTGTGTCACGATGTCGGCGTTCATCTTGTCCAGGTTAGCCTGCCGCCATATTTCCTTGACGGTCTCCCAGCCGCGCTCGCCGAGCGTTGTGTCCTTCTTCAGCGCCTTCTTCTTCCAGGCCGCCTTCTTCTTCGGGAAGTCGTCGATGAACTGTTGCATGGCGGTGCGTCCGCCTTCCTCGTCCTTCAGGCCGAGCAGGCCGACGACGGACTCGTAATCGGGAATCCCCGGCTCCTCGGAGCGTTCCAGCTTCTGCGTGAGCCACGGGTAGGTCTCGCCGAGGGAATCCAGGACGGCGTTCGTGTACAGCTCCTCGGTAATTCCCGGGGCGGTAGCGAGAATATCGGTGACGCGGGGTTCGATCCAGAGCCCTGCGTTCTTCCTTGCTGCGATGATTTCGGACACGGTAGCCATTATTTCTTCCTCTCGAGGTAGTCGCCGTTAGGCCCTGCGACCCACTTGGCGATCTTGAGCACTCCGTTCTTTTCCTTCTTCGTGAGGCCGCTCCACCAGGCGTTCTGCTCGGCGGGGCTCTTGCCTTCGATTCCGGCCACCATTCCGTTGATTTTCTTGGAGAATGCGTCGGCTTTCGCCTTGTCCTCGACGGTCTTCCCCTTCGATTCCTGGAGGAACGAGAACAGCTTGTCGAAGTCATCGCTGTTCATCTTCGGGCGGAGCACGGTGTCCACGTAGGTCCGGTCGTCGTCAGTCAGCGTGCCGTTCGCCTGCTTGTACTTGTAGAAGTTCACGAGTTCGGTCACGTTCTGGCCCTGCGACGGTCCCTTCTCGAGAGCCGAGCGGAGTCGGTCGTATGACGCGGGGAGCTGCTGGCCCGTCTTGGACTGCCATTCCTCGGCGGAGCGGAGCGCCACCTCGATCTGGTTGCGGGCCATGGCTCGGTCCTCGTCGCTCTTGGATTCGAGGCCCCAGAGCAGCTTCTCGGCGTTCTTCAGTTCGTTCTCGATGGCGTTCGATGCAGCCCCGGCCTGCTGGCCTCTTGCCATCATGGCGTCGTAGGCGCTCATGTCGCCAATCTCGGCGCGCTTGGCCGCGATTTCCCATTCCTGGCCGCCGTTCTTCAGTTCCGGGTACTGCCTGTCGATGTCGGCGATGCGGGCGTCGAGCTCCGCGAGACGCGCTTCCTTCTCTCGAATCTGCGCGTTGATTTCCGGGAACGCCTCGGCGGCGACGGGAGCCCCCTGGGGGGCCGGGTTCGCCATGGCAGCTTGCTGTGCCGCATCGAACGCGGCCTGTCCTCCGGATGCCCCGGGCGCCATCTGGGGCGCCATGGGCTGCTGTGTCTTCCACCTGAATTCCATTTTCTGCTCCTTTTATACGAGTGAGGCCCAGTCGTCCGCGTAGTGCGCGCGGCCCCACTGGCCGATATTCCTGTCCATTCTGCCGAGGGCTTCGTCCACCTTGCCCTCGCTGTTGAGATGCCTGCTGTTCGGCCACGCCACCTGTCCCTTGCGGTTCAAGGCGCGACCCATGCTCGGTGCAGTCATGAGGTCCTTCACGTATTCAGTCGTCTGCCTGATGTCGTCGCCGCCTCGGTACGTGTACCACTTGCCGCTCCCGTTTTTCCACTGTATCTGGATGTTGCCGCCGGGAGTGAGGCGCAGGCCGCTGATGGCCGTGGACTTCGGGTGCAGGGCCCTGCGTGGCTTGTTGTCCTCGCCAGGCCACCATTCCATCAGGTCGCGCTCGTTGCCGCGCTGGATGGCCCTGTTGTGCTCCTGCAGGGACTGCGCGAGGGCTGCGTTCACCGTCTCGCGGTCCATGGTCTCCCCGTTCATGGCCGGGAGCACGGTATTCTTGCCGTTGATGTAGGTCCTGTTCTGGTCTTCCACGTTGTCCACGTCGTACCAGAAGTCGCTGTCGAGCTGCGGGTAGTCGAACGCCGCGCCCTTCATGCCGGAGCCCGCGAGGATGCGCGAGGCGGTGCTGGACGCGAAACGCCCGCCGGCACCTGCGCCGGCGAGACCGGGGAGCAGCCCCATCAGGAAACGGGGCGCCAGCTCGAGTATCTTGGACCACGAGATAGCCATCGACTAGCCCCCGATCCGCGCCTTGAGTTCCGCGATTTCGGAGCGGAGCTTCTCCGCTTCCTGGACGAGCGCGGCACGTTCCTGCGCCTTCCCGCGCATCATGTCGGCGGCGTCGCCATAGACCTTCTTGCGGCGCTCCTCCTCGTCAATGCGGCGGGCCCTGTCCTCGTCCTCGATGCGGTTGCGGCGCTCCGCCTGCTCCTTGTTGAATCTGCGGTTCTTCATGTCGGAGATGGCGGTGGCGGCCTGCGTCAGGCTCTGCGCCCATCCGTTCTTCACGGAGTTGGGCTGCGCGGCCTGCAGGTTCGAGCCCCTCCACCTAAAGTTTACAGCCATTGCCATGTTTCACCCCCTTACCCGAACAGGGCCGTCCCGAGCTGGACCGCCGGGCCGAGCAGCTGGCCTACGCCGTTGCTGCGCTGCGCCGACAGGTTCGCCTTGTTCTGCGTCACGTCGGAGTATGCCTCCAGGTCCGCGTTGTTCTGGTTCGCCACGTTGCCGTAGTAGTTGCCGATGGCGTCTCCGAGGGACTTACGGTCCTCGCCGTAGAGCCCGGCCACGGTGCCGAGGTTGCCGAGGTACTGCTGCTTGGCTCCCTGTCCGGCCTGCCATTCTGCCATCTGCTGTGCACGGTCGCGCATCATCGTGTCGAACGCCGTCTTCCAGGATTCCGTGGCCAGCGCCCTCTGCTTCGCAGCCACCTTATCGTTGTAGTTGCTCGAGAACCTGTTGCCGCCTGCCGAGGCGCCAGCGTTGATGGCGTCCATCGCCTGGGCCGCAGCCTGGTCGCGGAACGGGTCGAAGAAGTCCTCCGCGGTCTTGTCGTAGGAGAACGTCTCGGGCCCCTGCCCGATGGCGTCGGCAAGCCTGGCCACGGCATCGTTGTACTTGGCGGCGTTGTCGCCGTACATGCCCTGCATCTGCCCGAGGTACTGATCGTACAGCCCGCGGTTCTGCGCGGACACGGAATCGGCGCGGGAGAGAATCCCGTCGAGCGTCTTCTGCGCGGCGTTGATCTGGTCGCTGTTGCTCGTGCCGAGCAGGTCGCCCAGGTAGTCGAATACTCCAGCCATTATTTCTTCTCCTTTTCCTTCTTGGCCTTCTTCTCGTCGGCCTCGTCCATGTCGATATTGTCCAGGTAGTCCTGGATGGAATCCTTGAGCTTGCGCATGAGCGTCTTCAGCTTGTCAGTTTCGTTTTCAGTGGCCATCGTTGCCTCCGTAGTTGCCATAGATCGTTATCTCGCAGAATGCGTTCTCGGGAATCGTGAATCCGGTCTCTCCCGCCCTGATGATGACGCTGCCGCTTCTGTCCTTCGAGGTCCACGACAGGGCTTTCGTGTCGTTCGGGGCGATGGGGAGCTCGTTTCTGCCCGCCTGCATCACACCCTCGATGTGGATGAAGAACGGGGTCTTTGTCACGTGCCACTTCTTCTCGTGGCCCGCCCTGTAGTCGTTCCACACCCCGGTAAGGACGCCCCAGATGTCCTCCTTGGGGCTGTTGGCGTTGATTACCGCGTTTCTCATATCATCACCCCGCTAGATTCGGCGCGTACCGCGCAGGCGGTGAGCACCAGGTCCGTCGGGTGGCTGTAGGTCAGCCTGATGACGCACAGGCGCACCATCCCGAGGTTCAGCCAGCGCACCCTCTTGGAGTAGTCCCCGGCCCGCCCGATGCTCGCCGAGCGGATGTTCCCGAACGTGTTGCCGCCGTCCTTGGATATTTCCAAGAGCATCTTGGGCTCGAGGGTGTAGTCGTTCCACGTTCCCACGTTGCACTCCACCGCCAGTTCCTCGAACATGAACGGCTTCAGGCCGTCGGTGACCACTGCCGTCTGCCTGTGGCGAACCATCGGGAGCGTCGTGCCGTCCGGGTAGTCCTCGCTCCAGTAGTCGTCGTGGAACCTGCAGAGCAGCCCGTCGTTCGTGAATGCCCAGAACTTCTCGCGGAAGTAGGCCACGCCTCCGGCGCGCCACTGGGTCTCCTTCCAGCTCTTGATGTCGCGGCTCGTCCTCTGGTGCCAGCCCCCGTCGATGGTGTCCATGCACCACGTCTCGCCCAGGCTGGTCAGCTGGAGCACGTAGAACTGGTGCTCTCCCACGCTGTAGCAGAACCCGTAGGAGGAACCCGTCGCCTCGGCCTGCACCTTGTCGTCGAGCCAGTCGTCGGAGATTTTCTCGAAGGACGTCCCCGTCACCTTCATGACGCACTTGCCGTACTGGGCTCCGCTCGCCACGAAGTACACCGACCCGCCGATGCTCGCGAGGCTGTTGGGAGCCTCGAGCCCGAAGGTGTTGGTACTCGTGTAAGACGTGCGAATCCAGTCCTCGAATTCTCCGGACCCCCTCTGGAATACGTCCACGGACTTGGGGCCGAACACGTAGAGCGTCGGGCCCACGGCGTAGACCGCGTTCACGTTGTCGCTGGAAGATTCCCCGGAAAAGTACAGCTGGGCGCCGTAGTCGTCCTCGAACACGTGCTTGTCGGAGTCGACCTCGACCGTCTTCACGGTCACGCCGTCTTCCTCGTACTGCACCTGGCCGTCGACGATGGAGAACATCTTCCTCTTGTCGCTGTTGAGCGGGTAAGGTTTCGAGTAGTAGACGAACCCGGAGCCCGTGTCGTTCACCACGATGGAACCGGCCACCACCGCCACGTGGGTCGGGGTGATGGTCCCGCCTTCCCCGTTGATTCTTTCCGGCAGCTGGATCTGCTTCAGCTCGCCGCCTTCCAGCAGGTCGTAGTAGTACATGTTGGCGCCGTCGACGACGAGGAGGAGCGCCCTCGGGCCTCCCGCCTCCGCGAACGAGACGCGGCTGCTGTTGCTCGCCAGCGTCCCGAGCGCAACGTAGTCGCCCGTCGGGCCTATCCTGTAGAGGGTGTTCCCCATGACCGCGAACAGGTCCTCCGTGGACGCCGTGGCCCGCAGGCCGATCGTGGAGACGTAGCACCCGCGGCACCTGCCGCCGAGTTCCGAGACCTTGCGCAGCCCCGGCAGGCTCTCCATGAATTCCTGCTTGCCGTTCCTGGCGTAGTACATGTTGGAGGACCACTCCGAGCCCTGCACCGCGGGGTATTTGGCCTTCGCGGAGCTGCCCACCAGCAGCTGCATCACCTTGCCTGTCGCCATCCCGTCCCCCTAGAATCCGAGCCCGCCGAGCAGGTCCTCTGCCGGCCTCGTGTATCCGTTCACCAGGAGCTCGTCGTTGCAGAGCGGCCTGTTCTTCGCCGTGCTCGAGTCGATTGCCTTCATAGCACCGGCGAGGTCTTCGGCGACCTCCGCCTTGTACGAGTACAGCTTGTACTTCTTCACCATGCGCATCTCGAGCGTGAAAAGAATCAGGTTGTAGTAGAGCTGGCTCAAGTAGATCTTGTCGCCCAGCCTGTAGTTCGGCAGGGCTGAATTCTCGTAGATTCGGAGGTCCGTCGGGTAGCTGCCGTTCAGGCGGACCCGACCGATGCGCCTGGTCTTCCCCGAAGGCGCCGTCTCGGTTTCCACGCCGTAGCAGTAGATGGTCGGGAGCGAGTACGTGAGCGCCCTGTCCATGGTCTCGGGCTCGCATGGGGTCAGCCGGACGTACCGGATTCCGACCATGCGGGAGACTCCCTGCACGTTGTCGGGGGGTTCCTGGTTTACGGTGTTCGGGGCATGCGGCTCGCCTTCCTCGAGGACTCTGTATATGATGTCACCAGCACCGCAGACGTCGTGCGTCTTGACGGTCAGGCTGATGTAGGAGTCGGAGTTGAGCTGCGCGATGGCCCTGTTGAGCAGGCCCTCGCAGGATGCCGCGAGGTCTCCGGATACCGTTTCGCCGTCCCCGACAAGGGACAGGTCCTCGCACGCCTGCTGTATCAATTCGTTGACTGAAATCATGGTCTTGTCCTTCCATGTTCAAACTACACGGGGACAAAAAAAGGGCTCCCCGCGAAGGGAGCCCCCGTTGTTCCGGGAGAACAATGCAGCTTCTAGTCGAGCTGCAAGTAGGTAGTCACCGACTGGCGGTTGTCGAAGATGCGGGCCACGAACGGCATGTCGATACGGAAGTAGGAGACGCCGTTGA